AAAATGTGTTGAATGTAATAAAAATATTTTGTCTAATACAAAAAATAATGAAACAATAACGATAACTTCAAAGAAACCAATAAAAAAAATAGAAAATATATATTATTTTGAATAAATTATATACGTAGTAAATATAATTTATTCTTTATTCTTCATTCTTCATTCTTCATTCTTCATTCTTCCATTTATATTTGCATTCGTGTAAAACCTTTTTCCACATTTTCATTGAATGTTTCAATAAGTTTGACATAATTTTCAAAATCTTTAAAATAGTCATATTTATTTATAGTATCTATACTATCAGCATAATCGATCTGAAAATATTTCAATACTTTTATAAACCCAACGCCTCGGTAATTATTATGATAATAATAAGAAAAACCAATATTTTCACTATAATTTAGTAGTATATAATACAATACTTTCCAAACATCTCCTGTCCATGGCTCACCATATTTTAATATATCCTTTTCATAATAATGTTTTTTTGGTATTTTTAATTGCTCGTCATGTGTTAAAGGCAATATATCGTCTATAAATATCTTACCATGATCGTTTAATATATTGATGCTATTATTAATATCCTTTAAAACTTGTTCGCTTTGATGTAGTCCATCAATAAAAATAACATCATTTTTTTCATTTTTTTCATTTTTTTGAGAAAAATAATCATCCGATGTTTTTTCGATAATATTTACATCAATACATTTTGGGTCTGGATCAACACCCACTTTATTTTGAAAATGAACATTATTAAACGTAAAACCATTTTCTACGCCAATTTCTAAATAGGTATCTGTGTTTAAAGTCAAAGAATTCATAACCATATATCTTTCATATAATTCAGTATTAAATTTTGGTTTTCGAATATTATTATTCATTATTTCAAAGTTGTCGCATGATTTATACATCATTAAAAAATATTTTTCTAATTCGGCATCATCAGAGTCTATAAGCGTGTAACACTTAAACCTATCAAAACCATAATAATCCAATTTCATCCATATATAGCTTAAATCGCATTTGTTATCTAATAAAATAAAGTCATAATCTTTGTGATTTTCATACAAATATTTGATTTTATCGTAATGAAGAATTAAACTGTCTATACCAATAATACAATATTGTTTAGAATAATGAATATTACATATTTCATTACAGTATTTATGTGTATAATTTTCATCTCTCTTCCATATTTGTGAGTGATTAATAACATATTGTGTGTCTTCATATGCATTTTCTTTTTTCATTTCTTCATGGATATCAAACTTATTGTAAAATATAGAACTAATGAATACTGGACCAATTCTATTTATTTCGGAATTACGAATAAGAGAGAAATTATTATTAGAATCATTCATGTATTGTACATATCCTAATATGGGAATTTTCGCAATTTTTGTATTTAATGATGTTCTTAATAATATTTCATAATCATCACAAATAGGTAATAATTCACAAAAATTACCAATTTTGTTTAAAAAATCTTTACGCCAAATTCTGGGATGATTTGGACAGCACGTGAGATGACTTAAAGTAATATTATTTATATTTGGTGTATTATAAACATAACGCCAGGCGTTATTATATTTTTGACAATAATAACTACCATATCCTTTACAAATAAAATCTCCATATAAAAAATTATTCCCGTTTTCGTAAATATTAATGAAATCCATATAAATAAATCCTATTTCACTTTTCGTTTTAAATAGTGATGCTGCATCATATAGTACATTCGGCAATATTTCGTCATCGTGGTCCAGTTCCAAAACATATTCGCCGCGACATAAAGATACAGCCTCGTTTTTCACATTTCCTATAGATCCATTATTTTCACTTTTTTTATAAAGTCTTATGCGAAAATCATTAATCATTTGTGTTTTGAGAAATTGAAAATGGTCATCATTATCGGAGTCATCAATAATTACCCATTCCCAATCTGTTAATGTTTGTAATTTTAAACTATTGTATGCACGTATTATTTTATTATAGGAATTAAAACAGGTTGTAAATACAGAAAAAACAGGTCTAATTACTTCACGGTTATATGTACAATTATAAATAAAACAATAATTTACCATATCATTAAATCTATCTATCGTGGGTAATTCTGTTAAATGGATCCACCTATTTCTCATACGATCCGCGATAACAGATAATGTATTTTCCAAATATTCTGATTCTTGTGGCCCATAAGTAATTAATATTTGATAATTTGGGTTAAATAATTTATTTAAATCTTCTTTTTTATGTGTGAAAAAAATGGAACAATTTAGTTTTTCATTATTTGAAATAAAAAAATCATCTACAGATGAATATTTTTCAAGTCTATAAAATATAACATACGGATATTTCATTATAATTTATATATTTTTATGTTTAAATATAATTTTTATGTTTAAATATAATTTTTTACAAATTTTTTTTACAAAATTTTTTACAAAATTTTACAAAATTTTTATAATTTTAATATTCTGGACTATGTTTCTTGAATATACACCCTTGTGGAGATATTCCATTCACATCACTCGTAACAATATTTGGATTTTGATTGTTACAATTAGACATCCAAATTTTAATAATACAAAAATTTTTTTTGGGAGAAATGGTAATTCCTGCAACACTATTGACAAACGACAATTGATTGCTTACAGTGTTGCCTACAACAACAAAGCTAAGTTCCTTCCAAACATCATATACACTTTTATTTGGTACTTTATACGAAAAACACCCACCTTCACGATTTTTAGGATCTTCCCATATAGGCTTAATACCATCCCTCATAAGAAATAGCATACAATTTTTAACTAAAATATCAGGAAGAGTTTCTGTTACCGCAATTGTTTCTTGAACTGTTCCCATCGTATAAATATGTTTATAACTTTTGATGCTCCAATCTGTATCATGTGGTAAATGAGCCCAAAGACTCCATCTATCAGACAATACATCAAAATCCTCCATATTTGTAGCTGTGTTCATTGTAGTTTGCGGAGTTACCATTTATTAAAATATTATTTCAATTTTTTTATATTGTTTTAATAATATAAATTATTTTTTATGTTATTGCTATTCCTTTATTTCAAATTCATAATTTTCTTTATTTAATATAAGAATTTTTTTATTTGTAAATGTCTCTTCTTTTACATCCTGATCCAATACCCTTAACTCAAAATCTTGTAAATCGTTTAATGATATGTTTTTTAATTCGGTTAAATAATACTTGTTTAAATAATATTTTATAAAATTTGTTGTAAATTTGTTACCAACTACAAAATAATTGTGATTATTATCTGTAAAATTTACGTTTATTATTTTATCACCTACTATGATTTCGGTTAATAAAAATTTATAATCTGTTGGTTCACATTGAAAGTGTGATTCATTAAAAGGATATTCTCTAATTATTTTTTTGTACATTATTGTAGTTTCATTTGACTCATTATGCGTTTCAGTATAATCAATGAATTCAAAATCTGTTGGCATATCAATACATTCATCGTTTATCCCCTCAAGTAGTATATTTTTTGTTGTTGAATATATTGTGCGGGTTCCTTCTACAAATTCTACATCATTGTTTATCTTTTTTGGAAAGATATTATTTCCAATAAATTCAATAACTTCTTGTATGTCTGGATTTGATTCTAACACATTTTTATAAATTAGATTTGTTGTTTTTTTGGTTTTATTAAAAATCATTTCACATTCACTATAAAACCGTATTATTGCGATTGTAACAAAAATAGTGTTATATCTTATGCATTCTTCAATATAATAATAATTATTTTGTATATATTCATTTAAAATAAAGAAGATAACGAATGGATTATGATAATAAAACATATGTAATACTTTATTAATATTTATTTTTTTAAATTGTTTATATATTATTTAAAACATATTTTAGATAATATTATTTTTTATAAAAATTAATTTTGATAAGCTGGGCTACTTGATCCAGATGCATAATTATGTGGTTGAGAAGAAGTTTGATTCTGTGTTTGCGCTATCGACGATGACCGTGTTTTTGTCGGTACTGGAACAACCACATTTGGATAACTATAATATACTGGATGTGTTGTTGGGTCATAGTGTGGGTCATAAACAATAATGTCTCCAGCTTCATTCTTTTTTACACCTTCTATACTGTCACACGAATAATCTAAGTTGCCAGTTGTAGCATTTAAACCAAATACGTATAAAAGTATTGAAACTATTACAGTCATAAAGATAAAAGGAATAAACACAATAATCCATGAAATCACATTTAGACCACTTTGACAAAGTATTTGTAATAATATTGTAACCATAATCATAACAAATGTTTTCATTATAGCTGTATTGAACATACCTTTGACAGTGTCAATAATTATTTGCGTTAATGAAAATATTACATAAATAATAGCTGGAGCGCATAAACTTATCATTATTATATTATCATTAGATTTTTTACTTATATTTTAGATTTTTTAAACATTCATATACTAACTTATTCATAAAAAGTTGCTTCGCCATTCTTTAAAAACCCTACTTTTTTCCCTACATCTCCTTCAGAAGATAATTCATAAATTACTCCGTTTTCTTCGTCATTTGTACAATATGTAGTATCATCAATTTCAATTTCAAAAAATTCTTCTTCCTCCTCATCAGCTTCTGATTCAACTTCTTCTTCAGCTTCTTCTTCAGCTTCTTCTTCAGCTTCTTCCTCTTCTTCAGCTTCTGATTCAACTTCT